GTGTATTTATTGCATCTTCATTTATTAAATAATCAGCTAACTTATCTAATACTTGTTCTAATGTAACCATTTATTAACTCCTCTTAACTATGAAATCAAAATCATTATCAAATATTTGTTCTTGCCCATCATCATATTTTAACTTTAATTGAATCCTATAAGCCCTATCAGGATAGAATCCATCTAAAAATTGATTGAAATAATTTGAATCACTATCACAACTCATTGATGTAAAAGCACTAAATGGTACGATGTATTCATTAGTTGCAATATCTTTAATTGCATATGAACCACTACCTTGAGTAATGAATGAGCCAGTTACGGTTTGGACTGATGTTGAAAAGGTTTTTTGAATGTATCTTTTTCTAGCACCAACTCTGAACTTAACTCGTTCATTCTCTCTATATTCTTCTCTTAATCCTTTCATATATAAAAAGTTATCAGCTAATCCACTCATTGTTAATTCAGTTAAGTTACCAGTAGAGAATGATGAATCATTCCAACGAACTTCAAGCTTTGGTTGATAAATTGTATGTGTATCTTTTGAGAAAAATTTTAAATGTCCAAATGTAGTGGAGTCCGTTTCCTGACTACCACTAAAGCGAACTAACATTCCATAGTTTTCTTCTTCACCACTTAACCACATATTCACCATATCGGTTACTTCAACCTCAACATCAGGTGATTGATTTGAAAAAGTCTGAGTCGATGAACTTGCATTTAGAACTGTAACACCAGGATTAGCCCAAGGTACTGCGGTTCCACCAATTGGATTACTACGATTTTCAAAACTACATCCATTTGTATTTTTTGGATTATCACTAAACTTACCTGTGCCTTCAGTCCAAGATTGTGATATTGGTTTTATATCTAAAGTGTAATCACCTGATATTTCAGAATTACCTTCAGCTTCAAAAAGTCTTAAAAAATATTGAGCATTGGAAGCAATTGTTCCATCAGACACCGACTTTGACAATTCAGTAAAGTCTGTTCCAGCGAAGTTTACTAACGCTCTTGTTTGATGATTAAATGAATTATTAAAAAATTCTTTTTTAACTTCAAGTATTTGGTCTTTACCAAAATTTTGGTTTTTAAAAGATTCACCAGTAACAGTTGATGAACCACTTGAAACCCAATTGTCTTGTGTTGAAAAAATAAAATGATGCATTATCTAACTACCCCCTTTACATTTTGTCTTGGATTTTTTAATTCAAATACAGCTGGGTTATCTGGATTCACTGGTAATATAATTCCATCTCTTAAGGCGGTTTGGAAATCATATGAATACCCATAACCATCTGTACCATCTTCGGTTAATGTACTACCATCATAAGTATATTTAAATAAACCTGGAGTGAATCCCTCTCCAGCACCTACATAATCAATATCTTGTGTAACACATACATAATTTACAGCTCTCACACCATCTATACCCATTAACTCATATTCTAATTGACTCAATAAAATAGGTTGATTGAATTGCATTTTTTCAATCTTGAAATAATCTATAATTTTTTGTATGCATTTTAATTTAACTTCTTGTTTGTTTGCATATTGGTGAGCTACTACATCAAAGATAACACCAAAGTTTACAATGTATCCATCTGAAATTGCAACATCATCTGTTAATAATTTAAAGTTGTTTAAATAATTTGATAAATTTGCATTTAATATATCAGGTGTATTATCAGTAGCGTCTGGTAAAAATGCTGTACCAGCTTGAGGATTACCTACTAAATTTTTATTTCTATCATATGATAAAATTGTTACATTTATAGTTCCAAAATCAGCATCCAATGAATCTATAAAAGGAGCAGCAGATAAAGTATTTAATCCAGTTTGTATTGTTCCAGCAGGTCCAAGATTAGAATTAATTTCTGTAGAGATGGCATCTACAATATCTGCAAGATAATCTCCCGCACCCAGCAGTACATCTGTTAGGTCTCTTAAAGACTCATAAGTAAGTCTTCTATCTGCAGTTACATCAGCAATTTGAGGTTGGATTAATGATTCATACGCTTCTTGAATATCTGTCGCTGGTGGAACTTCATTTCTTGACACAACTACTTTCGCAATACTTCCAAACCTTGATGTCATATTCAATACTCTAGCTTCATAATCTTCTTTCGTTACACATCTATTTTGTGTAGTGAAGAAAGCTTTAGCTTTTTCTCTTATTTCATCAGTGTCTTCTTTGTCTGCACCACCTCTAGCACCTATGTCATTAGTAACACTATCAATATTAGTTCCACCATCTTTCAACTTCACTGGTGTTCCGACTACTTGTGTTAAATCACCAACCGAAGCATTAGATTCAATTCCACCACCTACACGATAAGTAATTGTTAAAGTTGTTTGACTTGGGGTTTCACCCAATGTTGAATACTCATCACCCAATAATGGGTCGATAGCTTCATTTAAATCATTAGTTTGACCGGGTATGATAATACCTAATTGTTCTAAATCTAAGAAATTTTCACCAACAATTGTTCCATTTTTTAATATACCATTTCCAAAAACCAATGAAGTCGTATTATCATTATTTGTTTCACGAGTAAATCTTTTTGTTGTTTTAATATATTGTAAAGAATATGGAACTGGAACATCAGATACATAAGAACTCCCATCAAAGTTTGTGTAAGCTGAATCTCTAGCTGCATCTTGTGAATAGTGTTTTTTAACAGGTACTTGGTCTTGTGCAAGAAAGTCAACTTCATACCATTCATTATTATTTGAATCAATACACGAAATAATATCAATAACATTTGTTTCAGGTAAAGTTATTTTTTTAAATTTTTCAGGTGCTGTAATGGTAAAGTCTTTTGTTTTAGTTTCACCACTTACAGCTCTTATTTTTCTTGTCAATGTATAGTCTGTTATTAGTCCATCAGTATCAGTATCTATCACTGGTGAAGTTATATCATCCGCTTGTTCAACCGTAAAGTCAACAACATCTAAAGTTTCAAAAAATAAATTTGTGTTCGCTGTAGACTTAACTTTTATACCCTCAGAAAAAACACTAGCGTTAGTATAATCTACTTTTGACCTATCTGCTGATTGTGCATTTATTTCAGATTTAAAAGACAACTCAGTGAATGCCGGTACTATTGGTTTTACCTTGTATCCTAACATTTTAGCCATATTGATTATGTTTCTTCTTTCTTCTGCTAATGGTAATAACATTTCTTTATATTGTTGGTCTATATAAAACGACAATACATCTCCAACATACGCATTCATTTCTATTAACATCATACCAGGTGATGTTTCATTAAAATCTTTATATGTGTTTGGAAAATAAGATTGTGCGTAACTAATTAAAGATTGTTTTAACGCATTAAAATCTTTATTTATATAATTTACATTTGATTCTTTAAATTCGTTTTCACCATATGTTGGCATTATCTTCCTCCATTGTTAACACTAGTAGACTCATCATTATTATCATTTGAAAAGTTTAATGTAATTGAATCTAAAGTGTTTGGGTCTTGTTTTATATTAAATAAAATATTCAGAGAAACTCTATTAAAAGCGTCATTGGTTTTAACTTCTATATTTTTAACCTCAACAAAAGGTAACCAAAATTTAAAAATAGTTATTACTTCCTCTTGAATTTGAACAAGAACTCCCTCTGTTATTTGGCTAAATAAATAATTTCTCAATTTAGTTCCAATGTTTGGTTGGAATAATCTTTCACCTTGATTTGTAAATAATAAATTTCTTATATTATTTTTTACAGCTTCTATAGTTGTTGAGGTTGACGCAAAGTATCCATCAATATCATTACCTTTACGAATTGGTAAATCAATACCAATTCTAACATTAGTATCGTTATCTTCAATAAAAGGTTTTCTTGATAAATCTTTAATAGCCATTATAATAAATCCTCAATATCTTCTCTTAGTAATTTTACAGTAGTGAACTCTCTTTGACCATCTTCGTCATCAACATCAAATGCGTCTTGAGAGTCCGGGTCTCCACCAATGTATACATAACCTGTTGAGTCTAATCCACCAATATCTTTACCAGCGTCAATGGTTTTAGTCAAGACACCATTTGTACCACCAGCTATCATACTTTGAACTGGTATTCCACCCAACGCTGGTGACATAGGAACAAATGTAGCAAATCCACTACTTACACTAACAGATGGTAAAACATCACCCTGCTGTGGGGGTAGTTTAAAATCTTCTAACACAACATTTGCATTTAATTGTGTTATTCTAAATTCACACTTAGTTAAAAAATCAACTATAGCTTCTTTTGTTAATTCAGCTTCAACTTCTATCTGAGAACCAACTGATGTATCTAATTGGTCTTCTATGAAAAGTTCACCACTAGCTTTAGTAGCTTCAACTTTAGCGTTAATTAAATCTTGCTTTAGTCCCATTATTTATTTTCCTTGTTTTTTGTCTATAGCTTTCATTACAGCTCTATAATCTTTTTTTAGAAAATCTGGTGTTTGACCATCAACAGAAACTGGAATGTTTGGATTCTTATTCATCATATCACCATAATTTTTTCCAACTAATTCATTCATTCTACCAGAAGTAAACTCACCACCACCCAATGTTTTCCATTCTTCTTCTTGAGCTGTTTCATTTAAAATATCATTTAATACAGAATTTTTTGCAAATGATTTTTTTTCAACAATTTTCTTCTGTGGTTTTTGTTGAGATTTAGTTGGTTGTCTTAATTCAGTTATTACCTCTTTAATAGCCATCGCAACTTCTTCTCTAACGATTTGTCTGATTATAGTTTTTATATTTTTTTTCTTTTTCATAATTACCTCTTATTGTGTTTGTCTTCCATTCGGTTCTACAAAATGATATTGACTTTTTATAGTTTCTAATTTTTGTCTTAAAGGAGTTAACACAGTCGTAAGTGGAGCTCCATTATGGGCTAATGATAAAGGAGATGGATATACAGATGTTGTGGCTTCTAATATAGCAAAAAGTTCATCAAAAATATCAAATAATGCATTTCCTAATACCACCGGCTCCATTTTATCTTTATTTGCTTCTTTATTTGGGTCACCTAAAAATATTTTATTAGATTCAATTATTAAATTTTTATTTGTAGAAAGTGTTAAATGTCTACCACTACCAATATGTACATCTCTTTTAGATGATAAATAAATATCACCATCTGAACCTTTTGCATTAAAAATAATTCTATCAGAGTGTATTAAAACTTGATTTTGTTGAGATGTATCACCATAATTATATAACACAGTGTTAACATCATCAACTTGATTTACAGATTTTACTATAGATGCAATTTGTCTTTGATTATTTTCAACAGCATCTGATGTTAATTGAAATGATGGTATTTGATTAATCGTCCAAGTTTCAGAGTCTGCTGGGTCTGGTTTAGATTCTACCTCGTAGTATCCACCAAAGTGGTCAGCTAAAGTTCCATTATTGGTTATACTTATTAAACTACCATCAGTTAAACTCTCATAAAAATTATTGGAATTTCTACCATTAGATATATAAATATAAGGATTCTTATCTCTACTACCCACTCTCAAACTATTTCCATGTCTACCCTCAAGCATCATATCACCATGCGTTTCATTAATAGCAGATTGTCCTTCTACATATTTATCTAAATTAATATTACCTTTTTTTATCATTCTTTTATGTTTTATTTTTCTAAAATTAATAGATTGACCTTTAGCTATAGTTTTTTCATTAGCTGATGGTTCGTAATTATCATCACCAGTAACTTGAGTTTCAGGTCTCAATAAAAAATCTTCATTAAAGTTTGGATTATTTTCTGTATTCAAAGGCCCTAAGTAATATTTAATACCACCCACAGTGCAAAGTAAAACGGGGTCTCCTTTAGCTGGTACATCGACAAATCCCCTCATTAATGGATAATATCTATCAGCATTGTCTACATTAGCTTTTCTTCGTTTTGGTTTATTGGTTATGTGAGGCATCGCTAATATAGTGTTTACTAAGTGAGGTTTATTTAAAGACATAAAACTTTCATCAGATGTGATAACTTCCACAACCGTACCAGGAACAAATTGTAGATAAAAAGGCACATTTATTTTTTTTCCAAAGTTACCCGGTATACTAACATTTTCTGCAGTAGTAAATGTTGAAGCCATTAGTTACCTCCCAATCCTATAGTTTTATCTTTTATACCCTCAAGTTTATCACTTTCTTTTTGTAAATCATCAACTGTGTCTTGAAGTGTTCCCATTAATTCTGCTTTTTCTTCATCACTTAATAACATTGATTCATCAGACTCACCTTGAGATTTAGATATAATTCTTTGTAGTACACCAGCTAATTTAACTAAGTGTTCATCATTACGAACAGCAGTATCCATATATTCTTTTATAATAGGAGCTACCATAACCACATCATCTATGGTTGTTATAAATCCGTGTATTTCTGATATTAACAAATCTATTTGAGTTTTACGCTTTGTAGTGTTTTCGTAAATATCTTTTGTTAAATCTTGAAAGGTTTTCCCATCAAATATTTCATTTTTCTCTGACATATAAATCTCCATTTTGGATATACTTATTCATATATAAATATAAAAATTGTAAGAAATTGTCTGAAATAAAAAACCCACAATGAAGTGGGTTTAGTTATTTAAAAGAAAGAGCCACTTTTGAGTGGTATTATAGTTCCATTTGCGTGGTATTCATTAGCCAATTTTTTATAATGTCGTTTTAAAACATTAACAACCGATGTTATTTGTGATGTGTTGACATCAGTCATTTCTCTAATTAAGATATAAAGAGCTTTTTTGTTAAAATTTTCTATCTCATCTATCTGTTTTATTAAATCTAAAATAGAATAAGCTATATTTAAATCTCTTTGTTTTTTAAAAATTGTTGGTAAATTTTTTTCGAAATAATTAACTATCTCTATTGTTAATTGTCTATAATCAGAATTACCATCAAATCCCATATTTTTTTCTTTATCAAGAACTTCAATTCCATTGTGACTTTTTAATTTTTTATAATTGTTATTGTTATGTAAAATCAAATAGTTTTTAGCCACTACTGAAAAGTAACTAAATGCTTTTGAACCTTTTGTGTGGTCATACTTATGTATATTCATTACCATAAACGCTACAACTTCGTGTTTAACATCTTGAAATGGCATATCAAAATAAGTAAACTTAAAAGTATTAATTATATTTTCTGCAAGTTTATCAAAAGCTGCGTGTATTCTTGTTTGATATATTTTATTTCTTTCAATGTCATTAGTTGAAGTATTATAATCTATTACTGCATTTTGAACTTCTTGTCCGAAATAAACTTTACGCTTTTTCTTTTTAACTATTTTTTTAATCTCAGCTTTTACATCATTAACTTTCTTTTTTGGCATCTCGTGTCTCCTCTTCAAATATCCCATCAAGAGATAATTGAATTTGTTTTAATTGTTCAAAGAAAAAACCAGTCTCATCATCTGATTCATAATGTCCTTTAGAATCAACAAGTTTCATTTTATCTGTTGAGAATTTTATAACTTGTTGTATTTCTAAAATCAATTCTTCATATTGTGTTATTCTTCGTAAAGAGTAATACACCAATAAAGATGTAAAGATACTTATTAAAAAAAATAATATTGATAAAAATATCCACATAATTTATCTCCTAAGCAAACAACTCATCAAACTTTTGTTTGAGATTGTCCACTTGTTTTTGTTCATCTTTTGTTTTTGGAACTTTTGTATTTATTGGTTCTTCCACATTGTCACCTCGTTTCCATTGGTCAAATTCAATATGTGTAGCCATCATATCAGCTTGATGTAATATGTAAGCCATATTGGAACGAAGATTAAAATCAGGATTGTATGATTTTAAATAAGATGTATTAGCATCATCATACAAACCATCTGTTAATTTGATTCCCAAATATTCTTTATCCGTAACCTTAACACCATAGTGTTGAAGTAA